ACTCGCCGGGGGCCACCCCCCTGCAGCCCGAAATTCCGTGAAGCAACGACCATCGGCGATGGCCACGAGCCGGACGTTGACCAGCCCGGCGCGAGCCTAACCAAAGATACAAGACCCCTAACTTAAGTTAGGTTGCAATCCGGGCTGAGAAGCCCCATGTTGATGAAACCGGCCAATGGGGCCGGCAAACTGGGCCGAGGCCCAAACCAAAAGGGGTTACACAATGACCACGTTTACCGTTGAACTGCCCGACACGTTCACCGTCCACTCGCGCGGCGTTGACTACCAGTTTGACACGCTCGAACTGCCCGGCGCGATGGTTGCGGTGGGCGCAATCCATGGGTTCACGCAGAAACTCGCCGATAGCTTGGCCGACAAGGCCAAGGTCGAAGGCAAGGAGCGCGATGTCGTGGAGGCTGTTTGGGCGAGCATCGTCGCGGGCGATTGGACTCGGCGTCGCGCCGCCGGTCCGGGCATGTCGGAGCTGGATACCGAGATCTTCCGCATCGCGCGGGGCAAGGTCGCCACGGCATACATGGCCAAGCTCGGAGTTAAGAAGGTTAAGGAGTTGACCGACGCACAGAATGAAGAGATCGACGGGCTGGCCACGAAGGCGGCCGAAAAGCATTGGGCCACGTTTGCCCCGATTGCGCAGGCCGCGATTGATGCCCGTCGCGCGGCGAAGGCGATCGATATCGATCTGTGATCGGCAACCGGGGGGCGGGCAACCGTCCCCCACAACCGGAGGATTGGCTATGTTCGTGATCAAACTCGCTAAGGCCATCGTGATCGAAGGCGCACCTGTGGCGGTAATCGGCCCATTTCGCACAATTCACGCCGCTATGGTTTGGGGTACGGCAAACCTGCCGGCTGATTGCCAAGCGGAAATCGACTCCATTCATGTGCCGGAGGATTGGATATGATCACCACGCACATCATGCCTGGCCAATGGTCGCTCGAGACCGACGATGCGGGGCATACGCGAGTAATGCATGATGGACGAGACATTTGCACGTTTCACTCTGTGAAGGTTGCAACCGCATTCATCCATGCGCGGGTGACGCCAAACGAGGTTATGCGCTTTCTGGTCGAACTCGTAGCCGATGCCCGGACCGACGCAAGGGGGAATTGACCGATGCTAAACATCTGCATCGTGTTGCTGACGATTTGGGGCCTCGTCGCCATCATGGCCGGAATCATCGCGAGGCCTTGATTAGCTAATGCCAAGCAGGTTTTTGACCGGGGGCAACCAGCCCCCGGTTTTTTGTTGTCCAGTCGCTTGCGCGATGTCGTGCAGGTTTGGGGCAAACGCTAGGCGAGTGGAATTGTAAGCCCGTAACCGCGCCGGCCGGCCAATCCGGGCATCGCCCGCGATCCGATGGCCGATTGCCGGACCACAACCGGGTCGCCAACGGCTGCGAATGCGCGGCCGGTACGCGGGTGGCCAAAACCGGGCAAAGCCCGTGGCGGGGCATTTCTGTCCCTTGGGGCTGTATCTCGCTGTATATCCCCTGATTGGCTGCGGCGACATGCCGACGAAACGGCGTTATCGTAACACCATTGCCCAATGTAATCGTCTTACCGATCCACTCGTCGCCGGGGCTTTTTGTTTTGGAGTTAATTGTAATATTTTTTTTTTTTTGATATATCAAGTATCACGGAAAGCCGCGTAATCGTAATACCATTCCAACCTGGCCAAGAGCGGAGCGGACGGTAATCCCATTACATCGGGCAATGGTCTTACAATAACGATGCTTTGCACCAACGCCATTACAGCCAATGAGGGGATATGCAGCGAGATACAGGGCCAACGGCCATAAATGGCCGTGGGCGGCAAAGTCGGGGCGCACGTACCCCCCCACACGAAACGCCGGGCGGCCGTTTTCACCAGGGGAACACCGTCGATTAAGATATTACTTGAAGACTGGCCCCGGTTGTGGTATACCATGGATTGCGCCGGACCATGCCGGCCGCGACCAACCACCAGCAAGGACAACCACCATGACAATCGCAGAGCTTATCACCGCCCTTGCGGCCTACGACCCAAACCTCCCGGTTATCATCCGGTCTTATGAGACCGGGTACGATCACGTTCGGGTGCATGAGACTATGAAGGTCGCGGCGGTCCCCGGCCACGCATGGTATGCCGGCGAGCTTGACAAGATCTGGGACGACGAAGCCCCGGCCTGCCCGGTCGATTTCGTCGCCCTCCACCTTCATTGCGGAGACCGGGGCTGATGTCCCACCCAACCAGCCCACACGCATACCCGGACGTCCGCGAGGCATTCGACCTCGCCCTCGCCCACGGCCAAGCCCTGCAACCGTTCGCCGGCACCCCGGACGAGATTCGCCGGGCCGCGATCAGGTGGCGGCAGCGGGCCTACACCTTCCGCTCCCGGCTCCGCGACGAGCTTGCCAAGCGGATCGACGGCCCAGTTGTCACCCCCTACGACACCATCCTCTGCCGGGTCACGCCGGCCGGGGTCGAGATTACAGATGAGGCCCGGCCGGGCACGATCCTGCCCGCAGTTCCAATCGGCCCCGAGCGGGAGCATGTTCCCGACCTCCCCGAGTCCATCCCCGATTTCGACGCAATCGCAAAGGAGCACGGCCTTGATTAGCATGATCACCGAGTTTGCCCGCGCACTCTACCGCCGGGCGCAGCCCTACCCAGTCTTCATCACCTGCCACATGCGCGGGGTCGAGACCTTGGCCGTTGGCCGGGGCATCCTCATCTACCGCCGAACCCATGGAGCCCAGTCATGAAATACCCACTCCCCAGCTACGCCGCAACCATCTGGTACAACGGCCAAGGCTTCACCCTAATCCTGCCGGCCGGGGATGGAGAGCGCCGGTTTACCTTCGACCGGCTCGCCGATGCCGAAGAGGCTCTCCGCACCCACCACGCCCAGGCCACGGTTGAACGCGAGGCCCGACTCACAAACAAGTTCGGCGGGACCGCTGTGCTTGAGGGGAACGGCGCCCGGGTTGAGTTCGACCTAACCGGCGGTCGCTTCGCCCACCTCGCACCCTACCGCCACGGACCATCGGCGGAGGAGCTTCGCCGCATCGGCGACCGTATCCTCGCCGAGAAACGGGCGGCAGACCGGGCAGCCGCCGCCGAGCGCAAGCGGGCCAAGAAATTCACTCTCGAAGACCTCGGATTATAGGAGCCAGCCATGATCGTCCTCCACCTCCCGCGCAACGGCATCCAGACCTATCTCGATACCCCGGCCGATTGGCCCCGCGACCCCGGTTACGACCGACTCAAAGAGTTCCTAACCCGCATCGAGCCGACTTTCGCCCCCCACAACTTCGAGCACGTCACCGTCTGGTTCAACAACCGCCAGGCCGATATGTTCGTGGACGAGATCGGGCGTTTGAAGGGCCTCCCGGTCAACGACTACGCCACCGCAGTCTATCGCGCCGGCCCATCTGGCCCTCGCCACGACGGGATCATCTGCGGCCCGGCAGTCATCTTCGACGGGAGGGTTTGGTTTTGAGCACCAACTTCCCTAACAAGCTCCACTTCGCCCTTCTCAGCTGGAAGCGGTGCGAGATCGAGCGCCGCACCGGCATTGCAACCAGCACCATCCGCTACTGGCTCGCAGGCAAAGGCCAGCCCGAGCCCGCATCCATCCGCGCTCTGCGCAAGATCGGAGTCCGGATATGACCGAGGTCGTTCACTTCCCCATCTTCGAGTCCCAGGCTTACAGCCTATTCTTTGAACTCGAATACACCTGGCAGCCCGCCTACGGCGACGGGTGGAACGAGCCCCGTGAGCCTGCGCACTGGGAATGTCAGTCCAACAAGCTTTACAGCCTGACCAAGTGGCAGGAGACCACCGACAAGTCCCGTCCCTACCATCCCCACGACAACCCCCTGATCTGGAGCGAGCGCCGCGCCGACATCGCCCCGATTCCCCAGTGGCTCGTCCCCATCCTCGCCGCGGTTGACCCTCTCGACTATCTCGGCGACCCTCGCGACTGAGTGCCAGTCCAGCCGGGCCATTGGCCCGGCTTAGCGGACACTCCCGTCCGATCACGGAGGATAACATGCTTACGTTTGCGGAAGTCAGCGAGCTGTGCCAGCGCAACAGGATCGATTTCACCGTTGTATCCGTCAGAAACTACTCCGGTGATACCCCTTGGACTTTCAACGCCACTGTCGAGTTTAACGACAACGGCACACGGATCGAGCACCGCGCCAGCAGCCCCGACCTCGCCGAGGCAGTCAACTCCGCCTTCGCCAAGATTCACCAGATCTCCCGCGAGGGCTTCAAGTTCCCGATCATGCTCGAAGGACCCGCGGCCGATGTGGCCTGACCTCATCCCGGTGGGGGTGGCACTCGCCACCCTCGCCTTTATCCTCTGGCTGGAGCCATCATGAAATTCCGAGATGAAATCATCGGCCTTTGGTCCCTCGGGATCAAGTCCGGCACCATCGCCGCCCTGCTTGGCATCAGCCGCTCGGCCGTGATGGGCAAGGTCAACCGCCTCCGTGCCGAGGGCGTGGACATGCAGATTCGGACCCCGGATGGGGTCCTACCCAGCCGCCGGCCGGCCCCGACGCCCTACTTCGGCACTCGCGTCGTAACCCTCAAGCCCAAGGCGGCCCCCATGCCCGCGCCGGTCGTCAAGCCAGTCCTGCCCCCGGCACCACCCGAGGGCATCAGCATCCTCGACATCGGTTACGCCCAGTGCCGGTGGGAGATCGGCAGGGACAACAGCCCTTATCGGCTCGCAATCTACTGCGGAGCTGTGACAGAGACCCACAACAACTCGGCTCGGAGCTACTGCCCCGAGCACTGCAAACTCGCCTACAACCAAACCCCGTGGGTGCGCAAGCCCCGCCAAACTAGGAGATTCGCATGAAGCCGGTCGAGGAAATTGCGCGGGAACTGCGCGACGCTGCAATCACGAAGCTGTTGGATATGACGCGGCAGGAATGTTGCGGGCACGGCGTCGGCGGGGACATATCATCGCCTCCCGAATGCTGCGGCACCCCGGACAATCTGTGGCAGGACAACAATGCCGAGAACGCGCTGACCGTAGTCGCGAAGGCATTCGACGAAGCAGTCGCCGCCGCCCTCCGCGCTGAACGGGAGATATCGGACAAATCAGCGGCCGACTATGAGAGCGCGATCAGAAGCTACGCGAGGCGTCGGTCAACGGAACTGGCCAACGCCAACGCACGCGCAGAGAAGGCCGAGGCGGAGAGGGACGAGGCCACACGGCAGCGGCTAGAACTCCTCGACGCCCTCCGCCGCATCATGACTTACGCGCACGACGGCGCGGCGGTGCGGGACATCGACACGACCGTGCAGCCTGAGTTCGTGGCGGCGCGGGCGGCCCTGGCGAAGGCGGAGGGGCGGTGATGGGCGCGCGCACCGCAGAAGCATCAACCATTTCACGGCCAGCAAAGGAGATCCCAATGGCAGAACGTCCAGTCCTCGTGACCACCGAATTTCGCGGGGTGTTCTTCGGTTATGCCAAGAACACAAGCGGCGAGAACATCACGCTGAGCCGCGCGCGGAACTGCATTTACTGGCCGAGCAGCCAGGGCGGTTTCGCTGGGCTCGCGGCCGAAGGTCCGGCCAAGGGCGCGCGGATCGGCGCCCGCGCAGAGAAGGCCGAGGCGGAGAGGGACGAGAAGGTCACGGACCTATTCGACCGTCTGCGCGATGTCGAAGCCGAAAGGGATGTCGCCGAGTCCGCCCTCGCCACCGCCCGCAACCGCGCGCTGGAGGAGGCGGCGGAATGCGTGAAGGACTGCCGTCAGTGGGAGCCGGAATGCCCTCACGCTGCCCGTATCCTCTCTCTGCGCATCCCGGAGGCCAGCACATGAGCAAGCTAGGGGACCTGACCGACGAATTGGTGAACCTCACCCAGTTCTGGAACGCCTACCAGGACGTGCCGAAGTCGCAGCAGAAACTATGCCGGACAATCGGGCAGAAACTGCACGAAGCGGGCGGGCTCCGGTTCATGACGGACGCCTATTACCACGCAAAAGCCCGCAATCGGCACGCGAGCACCATACAGGCGTACTGGGACGGCATCGGTGATTGGAGGTGGTGATGGCAAGTGACCTGAGCGCGAGGCTGCGGGACGCCTACGTCGACACCTGGATGCCTCTCCCACCCGCACCGGAGGACGCGCCATGAGCGAGAAGTGGGTGCTGGTGCCTGTCGAGCCGTCTGAACAGATGCTCGATGCGTCGTGGCATCAGGCTGGCGAAAGCAGACAGATGCGCGAGAGATATCACCATCGCATCAGGCGGCATTACGACGTGATGCTCTCCGCCGCCCCTCCCATCCCCGATGACGTGTGGTCGGAGATGGTGGAGAGGGGGGCGAGGGCGCTTGCAGGCGATGAATGGGCCGGACAGTACGACCGCCCGCGCTTCCGCAGGGACGCTGAAGACTGTCTCCGCGCCGCCCTTGGGATTGATCGGGCTGCCGCAGACGCTGTGCATGAACCGGAGAGCAAGCCGTGACAGAGCACGAAATTATATGGCTTCAACCGTGGTGCGATGGGTGCCAAGCCCACAGCAACAGCGGCGAGGGCCGTCTCTGGTGCCAGGATGACGTGTGGGGGCCGTGTGAAGAGTGCGGCAACAAGCCCGTCAAGTTCGTGCGGGCCGATGGCGGATTAGCGTCCGCGGCAGCCCGTCCCGCTGTGCATGAACCGGAGAAGCCATGACCCCCGACGAACAGTTCGCCCTCTCCCACAAATACGTCACCGGCGCCTTTGTGCTCCGGACCCCCACCGGGGCCTGGGCTGTCTTCGACCACCGCCGCCAGCTCGTCGGAGTTTACAATAATCCCAGCGAGACCCTTGACACCATCACGTTCTTGTCTAAGATCATCGACCGCGCGGAACCCCCGCGCGGCTTCACTCTGGAGGACCTTGGGCTATGAAAACCTACTACCTCACCTTCACCATCACCGACCCAGGGATCGAACCACGAACCGAGTACCTCGAAGTCCAGGCGCCCGACATCCTCACCGCCAGCCGAATGGGTGATATCTACGTCAAGGGCTACAGCCAAGGTTCCGGTCACTGCGCCATCATCGAGTGCAACAAAGTCTCCCTCTTCCCCAGCAGGAAACCCCGCACATGACCTACACCCTTCGCGACCTCCCCGCCACACCCGAGCAGACCGCGATCATCGACGCCGCCCGATCCACCTCGGACAACCTCCTAATCAACGCCCTCGCCGGCGCGGCCAAGTCCACCACCCTCGAATACATCTGCAAATACGTCACCGGCATCCCGATCCTCAGCTTGGCTTTCAACAAACGGATCGCCACCGAACTCGCCCAGCGCCTTCCGTCCACCGTCGCCTGCAAGACCCTGAACGCCCTCGGTCATCAGATCTGGGGCACGGCCATCGGCAAGCGCCTGACCCTCATCATGGACAAGGACCGGCAGATTTTCAAGTCCTACCTCGAGTCCGTGCCCAAGCGCGAACAGTCCGAGTACTGGGAAGTCAACGCCGAGATCATGCAGTGCATTCGCGCCGCCGCCAGCCACGGCTGGGTCCCTTCAGGCATGTATCAGGGCTTCCCCGGCCTGATCGATGACGAGGGCTTCCGGACCTACATCGAGTACGAGGTCTTTAACTCCGAATGCCCGGACTGGATCTGGTCCTACCTCCGCTCCCACATGAGGTCCCGGATCGACATGGCGTACTCCGGTGCGATCGACTTCAACGACCAGCTCTACATGCCCACCATCTTCGGCGGGACCTTCCCCCGGTTCCCGCTCGTCATGGTCGATGAGGCTCAGGACCTTTCCAGCCTGAATCATCGGTTTGTGGAGAAGCTGGTGGCGAAGCGCCTGATCGCGGTCGGCGATCCATGGCAGTCAATCTACGGCTTCCGCGGGGCGGTGAGCAACGGCATGACCGCGCTTCGCGCTCGGTTCAACATGACCGAGTTCACCCTCAGCTACTCCTTCCGCTGCCCGCGCGCGGTGATTCGCAAAGCCCAGGGCCGGGTTGCCCACATGAAGTGGCCGGACTGGGCGCCCGAGGGCCTGGTCTCCATCCTTCCGAAGGACGCCGAGTGGCCCGCCGCCTCGATCCCCGACGGAGCGGCGATCATCTGCCGGAACAACGCACCACTGTTCCGCACGGCTCTTAACCTGATCCGCCTCGGCCGAGGCGTCAAACTCCTCGGCGCGGACATCGGCCCCGGCCTTGTCAAACTTCTACGGAAGCTCGGCCCGGAGTCCACCCCGACCGCCCAGGTCCACACCCTGATCGACAAGTGGGAGAGCGAGAGCCTCGCCAAAGCCAAGTCCCCCGGCTCGATCGTTGACCGGGCCGAGTGCCTCCGGGTCTTCGCCGAGCAGGGCCCGAACCTCGCCTCGGCCATCGCCTACGCCGAGCACCTCTTCGCTTCCGACGGCCCGATCCAGCTCATGTCAGGCCACAAATCCAAGGGCCTGGAGTTCGATGTCGTTTACCACCTCGACCCGTGGCGTATACCCAGCAAATATGCGACGACAAAAGAAGAACTTGACCAGGAATATAATTTGCTTTATGTTATTGAAACCCGGACCAAGCGGGAATTACATCTTGTAAACTCGGAGCAGCTACGATGATTACGCAGGAACAACTGAAACATCACTTACATTACGAACCGGCAACCGGGCAATTCACTTGGTTGCGCCCAACTACAAACAAAAACAAGGCTGGTGCCCGGGCGGGTACCATTTCAAACGGCTATATTGGCATAACCATTCTTGGCCACCGAACATACGCGCACAGACTTGCATTTTTATACATGGAGGGTGATTACCCGCATGCGCAGATAATTGATCACATAGACCGAAATAAACTTAATAACTGCTGGGCCAATCTTCGTCGGTATTCAACGGCACTTAATATGTTGAACAAGGACCGCAGAGTTGATAATAAGTCAGGAACCACAGGAGTCTTCTTTAACCCAGCTTGTGGGAAGCGCCCATGGATAGCATATATAAATCACGCGGGTGTGCGTGAGTATCTCGGGTACTTCTCAACCTATAAAGAAGCTGTCGAAACCCGCGCGAAGAAGGAGCTTTACCTTGTCAACGCTGACCAACTCTGCTAAACTCGGCCTGATCGTCGCCGGAACCGTGCTGGATGCGATCCGCTCCCAGCTCGTGGACAACGGTAAGTTCATCCAGTTCGAGCTAAACGGCGAGACCATCAACGACCTGATCACCGTCGACATCTCCGAGCACGTCGACGGTGACGTTACCGCCCTCGTCGAGATGATCCACATGTGCATTAAGGACTTCGCGACCGGCAAACTTTGCATGGCCGCGATCGTTGATGAGGACTGGAACCTGATTATCTTCGCATTCGCGGCCCGGGTCAGTTCGGTATGCAAGGCGATGGAGGTAACGGTAAAGCCCATTACATGGGGCAACGATCATACCGTGTCCTCGACCAAAACCGTGTAGAATTCTTTCGCGAGCCTATTGACCATACAATCCCCCCCGTGGTACAACCATCCCCGTGGCACCCCGCCATCCCAACAGGAGCAACTACCAATGGCAAAGAAGTCCAAGCCCGCCGATGAAGTCCAGTCCGCGCCGACCCAGAACGGCGACGACCAGATCACCATCGCCGGCATCGTCTTCAACGTCCCCCTGCGCTATTCCGCCGGCCACGTTCTGACCGAGGGCGAGGCCTCGGCCCTCAACCAGACCTACCACGAGAACCTCCGCAACAACTTCGCCAAGGAGGTGAAGTCGGCGAAGACCGTCCCGGCCGAGGGCGACACCCCCGCTTCCACCCGCGAGCTGACCGAGGCCGACATCCTCGACCTCCAGTCCAAGCTCAACGCCTACGCCGAGTCTTACCAGTTCGGTGTCCGCGCGGTCGGTTCCGCTCGCACCCCCGCCGATCCGGTCGGCCGCGAGGCGATCAACCTCGCCAAGGCTGCGATCCGGGCGAAGCTCGCCGAGAAGAAGATCACCGCCACCGCCGAGCAGGTCGCGGAACTCGCTGCCAAGCTGGTGGAGAAGGACCCCCAGTTCCGCGTGGTTGCGGAGCAGCGGGTCGCCTCCGCCAAGGCCATCGCCAACGTGTCCCTCGACGCGCTGTCGTAACCGCCGGGAGGGCGGAGTATGATCGAGCACCTCTACTCCGCCCTTCACGCCCGGCTCGGGGTTGTCATCCAGACCGACAACCCCGAGCGGCTGCGCCAGAAGCTCTACGCCATCCGCCGGGAGACCATGGATCAGGACCTCGCGGTCCTGTCCTTCATCATCTCCCCCACCGATCCCACCCAGCTATGGATCGTCAAAAATGACAAGACGAAAGGAACGCCTCCCGCTGGAAGTGGTGACGGTTAAGCTCTTCCAGGGCGAGTACTCCCAGCTCCTCACCCTTTACCCCAAGGTCGGGGCGAGCAAGGTCATCCGTGAACTGGTCCATAACCACCTAAAACAGATCAACGAAGCAGCCGCCGCCTCCGTCCCAGCCCCGAGGATCACCGATGTCTGACACCAGCGAACTGTTCGCTCGCAACCCGCTCAAACTCACCCGCGAGGACATCACCCAGCTCATCAACGAGCTGCGGAAGGCCCGGGTGCAGTTCAACCTCGGCGCCAAGGCCGAGCCCAAGCCCAAGGCGGCGAAGGTCGCCAAAACCCCCCTCGGTCAGATCGACCTCTCCGAGCTGGGGTTGTAATCCGCTGCGCAGGCGGAACTCGGCGCGGCACAGGTGGTTCAACCCCTCCGACCTGTGGTTGTCCCGCGACGATAGTACGACCTGTCGAGGCCGGTCCCGGGGGAGCCCGGCACACCAAAGCTCCCCCACCCAACTCTTGCGCCGGAGGGTTCCGATGCAGCGAAAATCCGGAATGACCTACGAACAGATAGTAGACTGGCTGCTTGATAATGCAGCTCGTGACGACGGTTGTCTGATTTCTCATCTCCGCCCCAACGCAAAAGGTTATATACCTGTTGGTGTGGGTGGTAGAACTGGAGAAAAGTGGCGCGCACACAGATTGGTATACCACATTCTCTGCGCACCACTTTCGAAGACTGATATGGTTTGTCACAGTTGTGATGTCCGAGCCTGCATAAATCCAGAGCATCTATTTGTAGGTTCCGCGGCCGATAATACTCGAGACATGATGCTAAAAGGCAGAGGTCGCAATGGCGGAAAGACTAAAGTAACCCCAGAAATCTACGCCGAGATGCGCCGACTCAGAGCACAAGGATTTACCAATGTCCGTATCGGAAACATCCTCAATCTCTCCCACGAAACAGTCCGGAGTTATCTCAAAGGCACCATCACCTTTTAACGAGGTTGGTGTTCAGTGGGCCTGGGACAGCACGTCCCTTGGCACCTTCAAGGACTGCCCGCGCAAGTACTTCTACACCCTCGTCATGGGCTACCGTGCCCGCGGTGAGTCGGTCCACCTCAAGTTCGGCATCCACTACCACGCCGGGCTCGAGACCTACGACCGCCTCCGCGCCGAGGGCCAGGATCACGAGGAAGCCCTCGCCAACGTGGTTGGCAAGCTTCTGATCGACACCTGGGATTTCACCGCCGAGCCCGACACCCCCGAGGGCCGGCCCTGGGTCTCCGACCACAACTCCAAGACCCGCGAGAACCTTATCCGCTCTGTGGTGTGGTATCTTGAGCAGTTCGCGGACGATCCGGCCAAGACCCTGATCCTCGCCAACGGCAAACCCGCGGTCGAACTCACCTTCCGCTTTCAGGTTGATGACAACCTAGTCCTATCCGGACATCTCGACCGGGTGGTCGAGTTCATCGACGGCGTGTACGTCATGGACCGCAAGACCACCACAACGACCATCTCCCCGTACTACTTCGAACAGTACGATCCATCGAACCAGATGACCCTTTACGCCCTCGCCGCCCGGGTTGTCTACCAGACCCCAGTCCGGGGCGTTATCATCGACGCGGCCCAGGTCGCCGTCGGCTTCACCCGGTTCGCCAGGGGGTTGACCTACCGCACCCCCGACCAGCTCGAAGAATGGCTCGGCTTCACGAAAAGCTGGGTCGCGCAAGCCCATGCCATGGCGCACCAGATGTCCCATGAGACCGACGAGCGCCCGTGGGTCATGAACGACAAGTCCTGCCACGACTACGGCGGCTGTCCGTTCCGGAAAGTCTGTTCGCGGAGCCCCGGCGTCCGCCAGAACATATTGAATACCGACTTCGTGGTGGATCACTGGAACCCCTTACAAGCGAGATAACATGACACGTCCAGCCCTTTCCTACCGCCCCGCCCGCCGCAACTACTGGCGCCTAATCACCCGCTTCCAACCCACCCCATGGACCTCAATGCCCGGTCCCACCTCGGAGATATGGAATGCCAAGTCTCTCCCAACACCAGTCCGCCAGCATCACAAAGCTTCTGCTAATGGGCGACAGCGGAACCGCCAAAACGGGTAGCCTAGTGTCGCTGGTCAAGGCCGGATACAAGCTCCGCATCCTCGATTTCGACAACGGCCTGGACTCGTTGGTCCACCAGATTCGTGCCCAGTGCCCGGACAAACTCAACAACGTCAGCTTCATCACCCTCCGGGACAAACTCAAATCCGGCCCCCTCGGAACCATCGTCGATGGCCAGCCCAAGGCGCTGAAAACCGCCATGGACCTCCTCGATAAGTGGAAGCTTCCCGACGAGGACCTCGGCATCCCGGCCACCTGGGGCGAGGACACCGTGGTCGTCATCGACAGCCTGACCATGATGTCCGAGTGCGCCTTCCGCTGGGCCACCGCCCTCAACCCGGGAGCGAAGGACAACCGCCAGATCTACGGCGCGGCCCAGTCCCTCGTCGAGGGCATCATCGCCCTCCTCACCGCCGAGAGCTTCGCCACCAACGTGATCGTCATCGCCCACACTAAATATCTGGAGCGCCCGGACGGCACGACCAAAGGTTTTCCGACCGCAGTCGGAAACGCATTGTCACCCAAGATACCAGCCTACTTCAATTCGGTAGCTTGGACGACAACTGGACCCGGCAACCGTCGCCAGATCCAGACTACATCGACGGCCCTCATCGACCTGAAAAACCCTTCAGTCTCGATGCCGCCGACGATGGACCTCAACACCGGACTTGCAACCTTCTTCGAAACTGTGAGAGCAAAATGAGCAACTTCGCAAACCTCCTTTCCAAGCCCGCTTCCGACATCGAGCGCCCGAAGCCCCTCCCGGTCGGTACCTATCTCGGTCTCGTCGCCGGCGCCCCCGAGTTCAAGGACATCGGGAAGAACAAGACCCCCGCGGCCGAGTTCAAGGTCAAGGTCCTCGCCGCCCAGCAGGACGTCGATCTCGAGGCCCTCACCGAGGCCGGCGGCCTCGACAACAAGATCATGACCGCCCGGTTCTTCCTCACCGACGACTCGATGTACCGGCTGAAGGAGTTCCTGACCAACGCCCTCGGCATCGAGGAGGGCCGGCGCACCATCGGCGAGCTTCTCTCCGAGGCCCCGAACAAGCAGGTGTACATCACCGTCTCGCACCGGCCGAGCGACGACGGCCAGCAGATCTACGCCGAGATCAAGTCCTACGCTCGCATCTAACGGACGGGGGGCTTCGGCCCCCCTCCACCACCGGAGGACCAAATGACCGCAGCAGACTTCGCCGTTATCCCCGTCGACAGCATCACCATCGACCGGGCCACCCGCCAGCGCCGGGAGCTCCGGGACATCGAATCCCTCGCTGAGTCCATCGCCACTGTCGGCCTGATCAACCCGCCCGTCGTAACCCGCGAGCGGGTTTTGATTGCTGGCGAGCGCAGGCTCACGGCATGCCGGTCCCTGGGCTGGACATCCATCCCCGTCCAGTGGTCCGACGAGATCGACCCGGCCCAGCTTCACCTGATCGAACTTGAAGAGAACGTCAAGCGAAGTGACCTGGACTGGAAGGACCAGGTCCGGGCGGTCGAGGAATACCACCGGCTCCGGGCCGGCGAACCCGACTGGAACCTCGGTGCCACCGCCAAGGCCCTGGGCATGTCCACCCCCGAGGTCAGCCGGAAGCTCGCCGTGGCCTCGGCCCTCACCGCCGGCAACCCGATGGTAGTCGCTGCCCCCAAGTATTCAGTGGCTCGGGGGATTGTCGAGCGCGCCAGTGCCCGGGCCAACGACGTCGAGCTATCCAAGCTCAACGACATCCTCGTCGCACCGCAGTCCGTCCCGGTCTTCCCCGACAAACTCCCCGAACCAACCCCGGAGATAGACGATGGGAGCCGAACAATCCTCGTGGCCGACTTTAATAGTTGGGCTCCAGCTTATACCGGACCAAAGTTCAACTTCCTCCATTGCGACTTTCCGTACGGGATTGGAGCCGACACTTTCAATCAAGGTTCCGCAGGGGCGCACGGTGGTTACGCTGACAGCGAAGACGTATATTGGCGACTCGTCCGAACGCTGTGTGACAACCTCGATCGACTTGCGAGTCCATCCGCTCACCTGATCTTCTGGTTCAGTATGAAGTTCTACCACCCCACCCTCGAACTCTTAACCCGGGAGACAGACTTTGTCGTTGACCCCTTCCCACTCATCTGGCACAAATCCGACAACGTTGGAATTATCCCTAATCCTTCGCTTGGAGGAAGACGTACATACGAAACTGCGTTCTTTGCCCATAGAGGAGGTCGGCCAGTTGTTTCTCCGGTTGCTCTCTCATTCAGC